CTAATGAAAAAATTTGATGATAAAAAAATGGGTTATACAGCTATCGTCTATGTGATGGAATCCACTAAAAGTGTGATCGTACATTTTGATGGTTTTAAAGATATTAAAGAATGTGATAATTTTTCTTTTCAGGTCATGGATGATCTTGGCATAGAGCCTATTTCTACATCTGAAAGTATTACACTTCACTAATTTTTAAAAATGCCAAATATAGTTATACCTTACAAGCCTAGAGCTTTACAAAAAATACTACATGGGCAAATAGATAAGCATAGGTTTAGTGTGATCGTTCTCCACAGGAGAGCTGGTAAAACAGTCATGGCTATAAACCATATGTTAAAAGCAGCTTTAACCAACAAGTTACTTAACCCCAGATATGCCTTTATATCGCCCTACAGGCTACAAGGAAAGGCAACAGCATGGGATTACATTAAGCAGTTCGCAGCAAAGATACCTGGCACTAAATTCAATGAATCTGAGCTTAGATGTGATTTGGCAAATGGTGCAAGGATAACAATTCTTGGAGCTGAAAACGATCAAGCAATTAGAGGTATTAGTTTAGATGGTTGTGTATTTGATGAAACACAATCTATTAAACCAACTATATTTCCAGAAGTCATAAGACCAGCTCTGGCAGACCGAAAAGGTTGGTGCATTTTTATAGGTACACCAAAAGGAAGAAACAATTTTTATCAGCTTTACGAACAAGCTAAAAAAAACCCTAAATGGTATGCTTGTACTTACAAGGCAAGTGAAACAGATATTTTAGACGAAGAAGAATTACAGGCTGCTAAAGATGTAATGTCAAAAGATTTATATGAACAAGAATTTGAATGTTCATTTCAAGCTGCAATAACAGGATCATATTATGGAACTATAATTGAAGATTTAGTAAGAGAAAAAAGAATGGTGTCTAATCTATATGACGAAGATATAGATGTAGAAACTTGGTGGGATCTGGGCATGAATGACCAGACTGCAATATGGTTTGTGCAGCGATACAAAAAAGAAATAAGATTAATTGATTATTACGAAAACACTTCACATGGTTTAGATCACTATGCTGACGTTTTAAAAAATAAAGGCTTTGAATATAGCACTCACATATTTCCCCATGATGTAAAAGTCAGGGAGCTTGGCAATTATGCTAAAACAAGATTAGAAGCTTTATTGGATCTTGGCATAGTTGGTGAAGTAGCACCTAAGCTTAGTATTGAAGATGGCATAGAATCCGTCAGAAGAAATTTAATAAATTGCTGGTTTGACAAAGACAAGTGTGGAACAGGCATTGAGTATTTAAAAGCCTACCAAAAAAAATGGGATGACAAGGCTCAAGTTTTTAAATCTAAACCTCAGCACTCATACGCATCGCATTGTGCTGATGCTTTTAGAACAGGAATAGCTGGGCAAGGAATAGAGCTTTCAAATTGGAAAAAAGGATTTGAAATAAATACAAATTATATAGTTTAAAAAGTTATGGCAAAAAAAGTATCAGAAATAGAAATTAAAAGCATAATTTCATCAGAGATAAATAACTCCATGGGGTTTATGGGTGGAGCTTTATCAGAGTCTAGAAAAAAATCGCTTGAGTATTATATGGGCGAAAAACTAGGCACAGAAGTTGATGGCAGAAGCCAAGTTGTAAGTACAGATGTTTCAGACACTATTGAAACCATCTTGCCAAACCTTTTAAGAGTTTTTACTTCATCTGACCAAGTAGTTAGATGTGAGCCAGTACAAGCAGAAGATGTTTTACTAGCCGATCAAGTAACTAACTATATTAACTATATTTTTAACAAAGATAATAATGGTTTCTCAATTTTATATACCTGGTTTAAAGATGCTCTTTTAGAAAAGAATGGAATTGTTAAAGTCTATTGGGATGACTCAGAAAAAGTTGAACAAGAAACATACGAAAATTTAAACGACCAAGAATACGAATTATTAATTGCTGATGATGATGTGGAGGTTATCCAAGAGGAATCTTTTCCAGATACCTACACAAAAGAACAATATGAATTATTTAAAGCTGACATGGAATCTCAAGGTCAGTTAGTTGAAGATATTACTCAACCAAAATTACATAATTGTATTATTAAAAGAACTAGATCGAATGGTAAAGTTAAAATAGAAAATATACCACCAGAAGAATTTTTAATTCAAAAATCAGCTAAAACAATTGAAGAAGCAAATTTTGTAGCTCACAGAGTTATGAAAACTAGATCCGATTTAATTGAAATGGGTTTTGACGAAGATATTGTTAATGATTTACCAACTTCAAATAATATTTTATATAACGATGAAAGCTTAATAAGAAACTCAACTATTGACGATTCACCGACTGATGATAGTCCAGATGATAGTACTGCTGAAATTGAAGTTTATGAATGTTATGTTAAAGTTGATATGGATGGCGATGGTGTTGCTGAACTTAGAAAAATAATTTGTGCTGGAACTGGGTATGTTATTTTAGAAAATATGCCATGCGATTTTATTCCGTTTTGCAGCTTAACTCCGATCCCAATGCCACACAGATTTTATGGTAGATCAGTTTCAGAATTAGTAGAAGATGTTCAATTAGTTAAATCTACTGTTATGCGACAGTTGTTGGATAATATGTATTTAACAAACAATAATAGAGTTGCTATAATGGATGGTATGGTCAATTTAGATGACCTATTAACTTCAAGACCAGGTGGAGTTGTAAGAACTAAGCAGCCACCAAGTCAAGTTATGATGCCAATGCAAAATCAAACTATTTCGCAACAGGCTTTCCCATTATTAGAATATTTAGATACAGTTAGAGAATCTAGAACTGGTGTTACAAGATACAATCAAGGTATGGATGCAGATGCTTTAAATAAGACTGCAACAGGTGTTAATGCTTTGATGAGCCAATCTCAAATGAGAATGGAACTGATAGCTAGAGTATTTGCTGAAACTGGTGTTAAAGATTTATTTAAAAGAATTTTTGAACTTACTTGTAAGTATCAAGACAAAGAAAGAGTAGTTGAATTAAACAATCAATTTATTCCAGTTAAACCTACTGAATGGAGAAATAGATATAATATTTCTATTACTGTTGGTTTAGGTACTGGAAGTTCTGAGCAACAAATAGGTATGTTAAACAATATCCTAGAAAGACAGCTCCAGGCATTTCAATTACAGGGTGGTCAAGAATACCCAATGGTTAGTCTTAAAAATATTTATAATAGTTTGGCAAAAATTATTGAAAATGCTGGTCTTAAAAATGTTGAGAATTACTTTGTTAATCCAGATCAAGGTAAATCAATGGTACAACCTAAACAACCACCAGCTCCAACTCCTATTGAGAAAATAGAGTTTGCTAGAATAGCAAGTGAAGAAAAACGTAAATTAGCTAGTTTAGAATTAGAGTTAAAAGCAATCAAAGGCAGTAATGCTAAATTTCTATTAGAAAATGAAATTAAAATGAAAGAACTTGAGCTTAAATATAATGCTCAAATAGATTCTGCACAAATTAAAGCAGAAGCCGATCTTAATAAAATGTTAGTAGCCGAAAGCACACAAGACTTTAGAAATGCACAAGAATCACAACAAAACTTACAAAAACAAATTGAGTCATTAAATGGACAACCAGGAACAAGCCAAACTCCAACAGGAAGTAAGCCAATCAAACAAGGCTAGTACATTATTAGAAGATCCTTTACTTAAAGAGTCTTTTAATAAATTAAAAAATTTATATTGCACAAGTTTATTAAATACTGGTGTTAATGAAAATGAAACCAGAGAAAAACTTTGGTTAGCTTATAACATTGTTGGTAAAGTTGAACAAAACTTACAAGAAATTTTAGATACTGGAAAATTAGCTTCTAAACAATTGGAAGATTATAGAAACCAGATTGAAAACCAAAAATTCTAGCCACTAAGGTTAGGATAAGTCAACCTCACAAGAGGAACTTAACTTACAAGGAAACATATGTCAGACAATCAAGGCAATCCATTAAAAGGATCTGAAACTGATTTGCAAATAGCTCAAGAAGCTGTAAATGGTTTATTAAACCCACAAGAAGAAAAAACTATTGGACAACAAGAAGCTCCAAAGGAAGAAATTCAACAAAATTCTCCTGAACCAACAAATGAGGAATTGGAAACCGATCAACCTCAGGAACAGGAAATAACGGAAGAAGAATCGCAAGATGAAACTTCCGAAGATGTATCTCAAGATGAAGAACAAATTGATACTCAAGAGAAACTAGAAGATTCCACCTACAAGGTAAAAGTTGCTGGTCAAGAATTAGAGGTTACCCTTGATGAGTTGAGAAATGGCTATCAAAAAGATGCAGATTACAGACAAAAGACGGAAGAACTTTCTAATGAAAGAAAGAACTTTCACTCTCAGTCTGAAAAGCAAAGACAAGACTATTCTCAAAAGCTTACTGAGATGAATCAAATGTTGTCTAATGCCCAACAAGAGCTTAATACAGAGATGAACTCTGCTGATTTAGAAGCTCTTTACGAAGAAGATCCAACAGAAGCTGCAAGGATTGAACATAGACTAAGAAAAAAACAAGAAAAAGTTAATCTTGCTATTCAAAAAACGCAATCTGAGCAAAAAATACAATTTGATGGATATATACAAACTGAAAAAAAGAAATTATTGAATAATATTCCTGATTTCGCAGATCCAGGTAAAGCATCAAATTTAAAAAACAATATGAGAAGTCATTTAGCTAAATATGGGTTTAACGACTCAGAAATAGCTCAAGTATATGACCATCGTATTTTAATGTTGGTAAATGATGCTATGAAATTTGGAAATTTACAAAAAGCAAAACCAAATCTTGCTAAAAAGATTTCTAAGCCAAGCAGAATGTTTTCGTCAGGGATTAAACAAGACAAGAGTGATGTCAGATCAAAAGCTAGTAAGGATAAGTTTAGTCGTTTAAGAAAAACTGGGCATATTAAAGATGCTCAAGATGTTTTCTTAGACATGATAACTAACAAATAATCTCAACAATATAGGAAAAATAAACATGGGAATAATAGCAAATACGTTCCAAACTTTTCAAGCAAAAGGGAACAGAGAAGACCTATCGGATATTATTTATAATATCTCACCAACAGAAACACCACTACTGAGTGCAATTGGTAAAGAAAAAGCTACTGGAACTTTGCATGAGTGGCAAACTGATGCTTTAGCAACAGCTGGAGCTAATGCACAAATAGAGGGTGATGAAGTTGCTTTTTTAGCAGTTAATCCTACTAAAAGAATTAGTAACAGTACGCAGATTTCAAGAAAATCTGTTATTGTTTCTGGTACTCAGGACACAGTAAATAGTGCTGGTAGAAATAACGAACTAGCTTACCAAATCTCAAAAAGTTCAAAAGAACTTAAAAGAGATATGGAGCATGTTTTATGTGCTAACCAATCATTTAATGTTGGTGCTGCTGGAACTGCAAGACTTTCTTCTGGTTTAGCTTCTTGGATTCAAACAAATGCAGTTGCTATCGGTGCTAATGGTGCTGTTGGTGGAACGGCTACTCCTGGAATAGCTAGAACTGATGGAACTCAAAGAGTATTTACTGAAGCTTTACTTAAAGAAACAGTTAAGAAAACTTGGGAATCAGGTGGAGATCCATCAATGATTATGTTGGGTTCTTTTAACAAACAAAAACTATCTGGTTTTACTGGTGGTTCAACAAAAATGACTCAGGCTGACGACAAGAAACTTGTTAATGCAATTGACATTTATGAATCAGACTTTGGATCAATGACTGTTGTTCCAAATAGGTTCTCAAGAAATAGAGATGTTTTTGTAATAGAGCCTGATATGTGGGCAGTTGCTTACCTAAGAGATTTCAAACTTATGGATCTTGCAGTAACTGGTGATGCTCAGAAAAAAGCTATGTTAGCCGAATACACACTTGTTTCAAAAAATGAAGCAGCAAATGGTGCTGTATTTGATTGCACAGCAGCTTAATCAAAACATTTATAGTGGGGATTAATCTCCCCACTATTACTTAATTAACAATTTTGTTTTCTTTGAAGATTTAATATCGGAACGAAGCAATACAAAAAAAGGAAAATACTATGCGAACACTAAACGATTATTTTATAACTGGTGTAATACCAAATGTATCAGCTGGTTCATCAACTTTTGTTGCTATACCTGATGGTGGAAGAATAATTAAAATTATTACACACAATGCAGTTGTAACTACTGGCACATCAGCTATCTCTTTTGAAATAGGTGGAACAGCAATTGCTGGTAGTGCAATTAGTCATACAGCATCTGGATCAGCTAACAGAACTATAACTGTTGCTCCAACTGGTGCTAATAGAGTTGAAGAAGATGGTGCTGTTGAACTTATTACTAATGGTGGATCAACAAATACATCAGCTATGGCTGTAACTCTTATTATTAGAAGATAATTACAAATTTTGTGGGGATCTTGTCTAGCGATACTTCCCCACAAATACCAATTAATTAAAAGGAAATAAATTATGCCAATGGGAATGGGAACTTATGGTTCTAAAAAAGGCAGACCAGCCAAAAAAGGTAAAAAGAAAAAAACAAAAAAATCAAAAAAAATGAAAGGTAAATATTAATGTCATATAATTATGGTTTAAGACCAGGTGTAACGCAAAAAATTGGAACATCAGCAACAGCAGCATCTTCAAGTGCAGTTGGGAGTCAATGTCAATATCTAAGATTAATAGCTACTACAGATTGTCATGTAAAATTTGGCACAAGTACAGCTCAAGGTGTGGCAACAATGAATGGTGCAGTAAGTGGAGCTGCAACAATTACTATTGATACAGTTGTGCCTGGTTTAGCTCCAATCACAGTTGGTCAAGTAGTTACAGGAACTGGAATTTCAACTCTTATAACAGTTGCAAGTATTACAAGCGCAACAGTAATAGTTTTAAGTGGAAATGTAAGTGTTGGTAATAATGTTGTTTTAACTTTTTCAGACACAGCAGTAACACCAGCAACAGCTAATGATATGTTTGTATCAGCAGAAGAATTTGAAATTTTTAAAGTTTCTCCAAATACTAAAGTATCAGTAATAAGATCAACAGAAAATGGTTCTTTATTTATTACTGAAATGACAGGCTAGTGGCTAGACAAAATTTTAGCTCTTATACACCAAGAGATAAGCCACCTAAATTAGGTAAGCACAAAAAAAATCTTAACAAATCAGAAAAAAGAAATATGAAACTTACTAGATATAAAGGTGGTGGTCGTTAATGAGAAAAATTAGTGAAGAAATAGATAAAAATGTTAAAGAAACTTATTTTGATAATGACAAAGATGGGGTTGTCCATAAAAGATCAATAGATGTTGAACCTATTTTAAAAAACAATAAAGAATTATATAATAACAATGATGGTTATAGTCCTGGTAAAGGATTAAAAAGAATAGCATCTATTCCAACTATGGTTCTTGAAATTTGGTGTAAGGAATATCATAAAGATCAAAACAAAGGAAATTGGTTTGCTTTACCACAAGAAACACAAAAAAAAATTTTAAAAGAAAAACTAAACAGTAATGAGTTTAGATATTTTAGAACATCAGAGGGTAAATATTAATGGCATTAACTACATACACAGAATTAAAAGCATCACTTGCTAACTGGTTAAACAGATCAGATTTAACAACTGAAATAGGTGATGACTTTATTAAATTAGCAGAAGCTGATTTTAACTCTAAATTAAGAGTTAGAAGTATGATAGATCAAGTAAGCATAACTGTTGATGCAGAAACTGTTGCTCTACCAGTTGACTTTTTACAAATTAGAGATTTTTATATTTTAAGTGGTCAAACAAAAACTCCTTTAGTCTACACAACACCAGCATCAATGGACACAACAAGTGGAACATCAACTACTGGTAGACCAAGTTCATTTACAATTTTAGGAGATACAATTAGATTCTCTCCCAAACCAGATGCAAGTTACACAGCTAAAATGAATTACTTTAAAAAATTCCCAGCTTTGAGTTCATCTGTTGCAACAAATTATATTTTAAAAAGTCACCCAGCTATATATTTATATGGCTCATTATTTCATGCAGCAAACTTTTTAGGTGGTATCAATCCACAACAAGTCCAAGTTTGGCAACAAATGTTTGGAACTGCTATGGAACGACTTGAATTAAACGATAGAGAAGATGAATACAATGGAAGTCCTTTACAAGTAAGAACTACAACATCAGTAGCTTCTCCATTTGTATCAAATTTATAATAGGAAACAATTATGCAATTACCTTTTGGCGAATGGCTACCAGATCAACCAGAACATTTAAATCCTGGTGCAACAGTAGCAACAAATGTTTTCTTTGCAGCAACTTCATACAAGCCTGTAAAAGGTTTAGTTCCATATACAGGAACTTCAAACATAACTAAAAATGCTAAAGGAGCTGGTTCTTTTAGAGATAATAACAACACAGTTTTTACATTCGTAGCCACTAAAGATACTATTTATCAATTAGCTGGTGGTGTTTTTACAGATAAAGGTGCTGGTGGATTATTTCTAAATACAGCTAAAGCATCATGCACAATTACAGTTTCTGATTATGGAAATATTGGAGCTGGTAAAACTATTACTTTAAGAAAAAATGATAACTCAATTGTTGTCTTTACATCAACAGAAAGTACAGCATCAGGAACTCTGTTTAAAGTAGAAACAAATGAAAATACTACTGCATCAAATTTAAAAGTTGCTATCAATGCTCATGCTGATTTTACAGCAACAGTATCAAATGCTATTGTAACAGTAACAAGAGCAGCGTCAGGTAGAGATAATTTAATTAATGCTTCAAGTGATACTGTAAGATTAACAACTACAAATTTTTCTGGTGGAACTCCATTATTAGGATCAGATATTGATTTTGTAACCTTCACTCAATTTGGAAACCATGTAATTGCAACGAATGGAGTGAACGCACCTCAATATTTTTTAATGGGTACGTCATCATCATTTGTTGATTTACAAACATTAGTTACAGCATCAGGATCTGGAACTGTACCATCAAAATTTAGAACCAGTGGTGTCATAAGAGATTTTTTAGTAACAGGTAATATAGAAAATGCAAAAAATAGAGTTGCATGGTCAGGTATCAATGACATTTCAACTTGGGAAGCTGGTGTTAGTTCATCAGATTTTCAAGATTTACCAGGTGCTGGTGGTGAAGTTGTAGCCATAACAAGTGGTGAAATTGGTTATGTTTTTAGACAAGATCAAATTGTGCGTATGGACTTTGTTGGTGGAAATGTAGTTTTTAGATTTTCAGTTATATCGCCAAATAGAGGAGCAGTATTTTCTCAAGGTGTTTGTCAGGATAACAGACAAGTATTTTTTTATAGCTCTGATGGATTTTTTCAAATCAATGGAGATGAAGTAACACCTATTGGTGCAGAAAAAGTAAATAGATTTTTTGATGCTGATTTAAACAAAGCATATACAGATAGAATATCTGCTGCTGTTGATCCATTTAATACTTTAGCAATTTGGTTATACCCAAGTAAAGATAATCCAAATGTTACAGGACTTTGCGACAAACTTTTGATATATAATTATGTAACCCAAAAATGGTCAGTTGCTAAAGTTAAAGCATCTCAAATTTTCAAACAATTTATTGTTGTAGACACAGTAGAGTTAATGGACGTTATTTCTGCTGACTTAGATACAATTAATATTTCATTAGATACTTCATATTGGACTAATGGACATTTGTATTTAGGTGCAATTGATGAAGATTTTAAAGCTGCAATATTTTCTGGAAAAAATTTAGAAGCTGAAATTGAAACAAAAGAAACAGAATTGTTTCCTGGAAAAAGAGCAAATATTACAAACATTAGACCTATAGTTAATGCAACATCAAATGTAACTATTAAAACTAGAGATAAATTAGCAGACACAGTTACTACATCACCATCAAGTGCAATGAATGATACTGGTATTAATCCAGTAAGACAATCTGGTAGATATTTTAGAGCTAATGTAAAAATACCAGCAGAAACTATTTGGAGTGATGCACAAGGAGTAGATTTAATAGCAGTTCCAGGAGGAGATAGATGAGTGATAAAATTGACATTGATAATGTTCGTTACTCAATTGAAACAAAAGAATTTTTTCAAAGACAAATTGAAGAAGCAGTAAATACATTAATTAACAAAAATAATACTGAAAGCAATAAAGCTTTTAGTTGGTTTATGAATTAGGAGCAAAAAAATTATGACTAGTAATATAAAAAATTATTCAACAACACAAGCAAGTAACATTTCTTTAAATGGAATTGATACCAACGAAGGAATGCTCCCTTCAAATTTAAATAATGCCCTGAGGGCTTTAATGAAAAACACTAGAGATTTGGCAAATGATAGCCAATGGTTTGAAATTGGTGTTGGATCAGGTACTTATACTTCTGCTTGGGTTTCAACAACTCAATTTACAATAGCAAGTAGTGTAGATATTAGTGCTACCTATCATGTTGGTAGAAGATTAAAAGTTTTAAAAGGAGATAATAGTCTTGTTTATGGATCAATAACTGCAACCTCTAATAATGGTACATTACAAACAGTTACAGCTACTTTTGATAGTGGTAACTTAGGTTCTTCATCAAACGCATTAAGAATTTATATTGGTGCTTTATCAAAAACTAATTCATCTATTCCAACAGAAATTATTGGTACAGCTAATATTGCCAACAATGCAGTTACTACTGCTAAAATTTTAGATAATAATGTTACAGTTGCCAAGATGGCAGATAATTCTGTTGACTCTGACCAGTATGTGGATTCTTCAATAGACACAGCTCATATTGCAAACTCACAAATCACAGTTGATAAGATGGCAGCAAACTCTGTTGACTCAGATCAATATGTAGATGGCAGCGTAGATTTAATTCACTTATCAGCAGATTCAGTTAATGGATCAAAGATAGCTGATGACTCAATAAACTCTGAGCATTATGTGGACGCAAGTATTGATTCGCAGCACATAGCTGATTCTCAAATTACTCTTGCTAAAATGGCAAGTAACTCAGTTAATTCAGCTAAAATTGTAGATGACTCAATTGTTAATGCAGATATTAATTCTAGTGCTGCAATTTCTTTATCTAAATTAGAAAATCTTACAACTGCAAGAGCTTTAGTATCTGATGGTAGTGGAGATGTATCTGTTAGTGCTGTTACCTCAACTGAAATAGGTCATCTTGATGGGGTTACAAGTGCTATACAAACTCAAATAAATTCTAAACAACAGACTATTACTGGATCAGCTTCAACAATTGATACAGAAAGTTTAACAGCGAATAGAGCAGTTATATCTAATGGTTCTCAAAAAATTGCTGTAAGTGATGTTACATCTACAGAGCTAGGATATTTAGATGGCGTTAGTTCAGCTATTCAAACTCAATTAAATAGCAAACAACAAACTATTACTGGTGCTGCAACTACTATTGATACAGAAAATTTAACTGCTTCAAGAGCCTTAACATCAAATGGATCTGGTAAAGTAGAAGTTAGTGATGTTACATCTACAGAGCTTGGCTTTCTTGATGGAGTGTCATCTTCTATTCAAACTCAAATAAATGGATTACAAACTAGTAATGCAAACTTAACTGCTATTGGTAATTTAGCAAGAACAGATGGTAATTTAATTGTTGGAAATGGATCAACATGGGTAGCTGAAAATGGATCTACTGCTAGAACTTCTTTAGGACTAGGTTCTGTTGCAACACAAGCAGCAAACAATGTTTCTATATCTGGTGGTTCAGTTACAGGTTTAGGTGAGCCATCAAATAATGCAGATGCTGCTACTAAATCTTATGTTGACCAATCAGTTGCTGGTTTAAGAACTAGACTTATTGCAGAATGTGCTTCAACAGCAAATGTAAATATATCAAATGGTTTAGAAGCTGGTGATACAATAGATGGTATAACTTTAGTTGCAGGAGATAGAATATTATTAAAGAATCAAAGTACAGCAACAGCAAATGGATTATATATTGCAGTAGCAAATGGTGCTGGTGCAGCATCAAGAGATCCAGAACATGATACTATTGCAGAACTATCTGGTGGAATGATTGTAGTTAATCAAGGTAGTGTTAATGATAATAAAATATTTTTATGTACTACAGATTCTAATGGATCAATAGGATCAACAGCAATTACTTACACAGTTATAACTCCAAGCAATTCAGGCACAGTAACTTCTATTGCAACAGGAACAGGTATTAATGGTGGAACTATTACTTCTACTGGAACACTTTCAATTGATTCAACTGTGGCTACACTTTCTGGAACACAAACTTTAACAAATAAAACTTTAAACTCACCAAAAGTAAATGAGAATGTAGCAGTAACTTCTACAGCTACTGAATTAAATATCTTAGATGGTGTCACATCTACAACTGCTGAATTAAATATTTTAGATGGATTAACTTCAACTACAACAGAGCTAAATAAATTAGATGCTGTAAGCAGAGGAAGTCTTATTTATGGTAATCCTAGTGCAGCTACAGCAATTTTAACTAAAGGTGGAGCTGGTACAGTACTAACTTCTGATGGAACAGATATAGCTTGGCAATCAAGTGCTGCTGCTGCAATTACTTCTACAGCTAATGGAGCAAATAACAGAATAGCAACCTACACAGGCGCAGCTGGTTTAAACGGAGAAGCTAATTTAACTTTTGACGGATCAACATTTGTTACAGCTGGATTAACTATTACAAGTGATCCAAAGTTATCAGCTACAGGAAGTGGTTCAAATATTGATTTAGATTTATTAGCAAAAGGTACAGGTCATGTAACTATTAGAGGTAATAGTAATCCAGGTACTATACAATTTAATTGTGAAAGTAATTCACATGGTCAACAACTAAAAGCACAACCTCACTCAGTAGGTAGTTCAACAGTATCGACATTACCTAATGTTACAGGAGAATTGATTCCTGGTAAAGTTGGTGGAACTAATTTTACAAACTCTTTATTAATTGGTCATGCTACTACAGGAACTTTGAATAATGCTAATTTAAATACTGGAGTTGGAATTCAGGCTTTAGATGCATTAACATCTGGTGATAGCAATACTGCTTTGGGATATGCTTCTGCTTCACTAATTAATTCAGGTGTTCAAAACACAGCTATTGGTGATGGATCTTTACCTAATGTGACAAGTACAATTAGTAATGTAGGCGTAGGTTATCAAGCTGGAAAAAATGGAACTGGAAATAGGAATATATACATAGGAGAAAATGCTGGTCGTCATCACAGTTCTGGTAATGGAAAAGTAATTATTGGTGGTGGAGATTTAGGAACAACTGGCAACACAAGCTCAAGAGTATTAGAAATACATGGTTATGATGGCTCAACTAGAACAACTTGGATTACTGGAGATAGTTCTGGTAATCTAACTTTCCCAGCAGAAGTAGCAGCAGTTAGTTTAGATATTTCTGGTAATGTTGATGTTGATGGAACACTAGAAACAGATGCTCTTTCAATAGCAAGCACAGCAGTAACATCTACAGCAGCAGAATTAAACATATTAGATGGAGTAACCTCAACTGCCGCTGAATTAAATATTCTTGACGGAGTAACGTCAACTACAGCTGAGTTAAATATACTTGATGGCGTAACATCAACAGCAGCAGAAATTAATTTACTTGATGGTAAAGATGCTACATTCCTTGCAGTACCAGGTAAAGTTGAAGGAACAAATTTCACAGATAGTTTAATAGTTGGTCATTCACACACAGGAACTTTAAGTTCTGCTAGAAGAAATACTGCTGTTGGTATTGACGCAATGTACCCAATAACTTCAGGAGATGATAACACAGCTTTAGGTTGGTCTGCTTTAAGAGGTACACTGACTGGTCTTGGAAATACTGGGATTGGCAATGCTGCTTTATATGATACAACAAGTGGTAGTTACAATACTGGATTAGGCTATCAAGCATTAAACAATACTACTGGTAATACAAATACTGGAGTAGGAAGAAATTCTGGTTTTAATATTACTTCTGGATCTGGAAATGTAATTATTGGTCATGTTAATGCTGATAGTGCAACAGGAGATAGACAATTAAAAATAGCTGGTAATGATGGAAGTACAACTACTACTTGGATTAGTGGTGATAGCTCTGGTAATGTAACTATAGCTGGAACAGTAACAGCAAACGGACAGGCTTTAGCAACAGCTGGAGATGCAACTTCTTTAGCAATAGCTTTAGGATAATTAATAACAAGGAGAAAATAATAAATGGCAAACACATTTAAGACAGTAACATTTGCAGCAGAACCAGCTAGTGCTGGGACTCCTTATGCAATGTACACTGTGGCATCTAATACAACAACAGTTGTTTTGGGATTGGTATTGGCTAACATTCACACAACTGCTGTAACAGCAGATGTTGCGTTAGTTAGTGATACAGCAAATAGAAATGGTAACAATAATGTTGCTAATGGAATATCACAATTGGTCAAAGGTGTAACAATTCCATCTGGAAGTTCATTAGAACTTTTATCTGGTGGAAAAGTTGTTTTAGAAACAACAGACTCACTTAAAATTGATTGTTCAGTAGCAGATAAACTTTCTGGAACATTATCAATAATGGAAATTACATAGGATTAATTTATGAGTTATATAGGAAAAACACCTACAGCAGCTCCATTAACAAGTGGAGATATTGCTGATGGAATTATATCTACAGCTAAAATAGCAAATGATGCTGTAACAGCAATTAAAGCTGACTTTGATCCTGGAAAAATTTTACAAGTATTACAAACTGTTAAAACAGATACATTTTCAACAACAACTGCTATGGGTTCTTTTACAGATGTTACTGGAATGTCACAAGCAATTACTCCAACAGCTAGTAATAGTAAAATATTTGTAAATGTTTGTGGTCATTTTACAAATCAAACAAATGGTCTTACAAATGGATTTCGTTTGTTAAGAGGTAGTACCGTACTTTTTATAGGAGATAGTAGTGGTAGCAAAACTAGAGTTTCTAGTGGTGGTACACAAAGTGGTCATGGAAATATGGACAATTTTAGTATCACATTTTTAGATTCTCCATCTACAACAAGTGCAGTAACTTATAAATTACAAGCTGGTAGTGAAAGTGGTGGTACATTATTTTTTGGAGGTGCATACCTTAGTAGTGCAGCTTATTTTATGTCAGCACCAGGATCAATAACTGTAATGGAGGTAGCTGGATAATGATTATACAAGCAATTTTAAAAATAAATCCAAACGCAAAAGTTTCTGTAAATGCAGATGACATTAATCAAATTACTTGGTTAGATGGAACATCACCAATATTAAAATCTGATATTGTAGCACAAATACCAACTGTTAAAACTGAAATTGCAAATGCTACAGCAGACGCAATAGCTAAAAAAGCATCTGGCAAACAAAAGTTACTAGACTTAGGATTATCCGAAGAAGAAGTTCAAGCACTAATAGGAGTATAGAAATATGGCACTAACAAAAATAAATAATAATACACTTTCAGGAATTACTGGATTACCATCTGGGGTAGGTGGAAAAATTTTACAAGTTTCAAGTTTTGTTCAAACAAGTTCTACACAAACTTTATCCTCTGGATCATTTGCAGATTTATCAGGTGTAACTGTTGCAATAACTCCATCAGCAAGTAACAGTAAAATTCTTTTAATAAGCAATATTGCATCAAATCTTCAAAATGACGAAGGTTATGGTATGCAATTTGTAAGAGGAAGCACTAGTGTTTATGCAACTTTACAAACTTATAGTATTTATGGTTATGGAATTACTACTCTATATAATTTTAATAATTTTCAATTTATAGATTCTCCAAATACAACCTCAGAAATTACATATAAAGTTCAAGTAAGATCACATCAAGGTTCAGCAGTGATTTATAATACTAGTGTAAATTCAAATATTTATTTAATAGAGATAGGAGCATAATGATAACAATATCAAAAACAATAAAATCAATAAATCCTAATGCAGAATTTTCTGTACTTGATGATGACATTAATAAAATTACTTGGTTAAATGGAACAACAGAAATATCTAAAGCAGAAATATTAGCTAAACAAACTGAACTTCAATCTGCTTATGATGCTAAACAATACCAAAGAGATAGAGCAGCAGAATATCCATCAATGGCAGACCAATTAGACAACATCTATCATAATGGAATAGATGCTTGGAAAGCCACAATTAAAACAACAAAGGATAAATACCCCAAATGAGTTATATAGGTAAAGAGCCAACAGTAGGAAACTTTCAAGTCTGTGATGCAATATCAACAGTAAATAACCAAGCTGCATACACTATGCAAGTAGCTGGAGTTAATGTAGTTCCAGAAACTGTTAATCATATGCTAGTTAGTTTGAATGGTATTTTACAAGCACCAACAAGTTCATTTACAGTTAGTGGTTCTACAATTACCTTTGCTGCAAACTTAGTTACTGGTGATGTAATAAATTTTATTCAGATACTAGGATCAGTTCTTGATCTTGGAGTACCATCTGACAGTACAGTTTCTATTGCTAAACTAACAGCTACTGGAACTAAAGATGCTACAACTTTCCTCAGAGGAGATAATACTTTTGCTGCTGCTGGTGGTGGAAAAATTTTACAATTAGTACATACTGAAATTGAAACATATCCATCTAGGTCTGCTGGTAGTACTTATGCCGATATTGCTGGATTAAATTTAAGTATAACTCCTAGCTCAACTTCAAGTAAAATATTAATTGTGTTTAATGCTGGTGTTGTAGCAAATTCTAGTATAAGTGCATCATTTGTTCTAAAAAGAGCTATATCTGGTGGCTCTACTACAACACTTGGGGGACATACTGATAGTAGCCGACAAGCTGCTTGGTTAAGACACACTTCAATAAGTGATGGCAATCATGATAATGGAGCTAATGCTCAATATTATGATACATCACATAACACTACATCAGCTATTACTTATACAGTTCAATGGATGACACAAGGAACTGGTTATTTAAACAGAAATACATCTTTTGAAAATAATAACACATCTTATTCAACAGTAACTAATTCAAGAATTTACGCAATGGAGGTAGGAGCATAGATGATTATAGAAGCAATTTTAAAAATAAATCCAAACGCAGAAGTATCTGCTGATGGAGATGATATAAATTCTATTCAATGGTTAAATGGAACAACACCAATATCTAAAGCTGACATAGAAGCTAAAATGGTAGAGGTACAAGTAGAGTATGATGCTAAACAATATCAAAGAGATAGAGTTTATCCATCAATACAAGACCAGTTAGATATGCAATACTGGGATAATGTTAATGGTACTACTACTTGGAAAGACGCAGTAGCTAAAGTTAAATCAGACAATCCAAAGAAGTAATCAATGGCAAACGTTTATAAAAACGCAAAGTTAAATTTAACCAACACTAATGCTACAACTTTCTATACTGCTCCAACTGGCAATACTTCAATCATTAAATCTATAATTGTTAATGAAAGAACTAATGCTGCATCAACTTTAACAGTTATTTTATATGACAAAGATCCAGCAGCAAGTGGTAGTCCATTTAATCTTTACACAACAAAACCAATTACAGCACTACAAACACTAGAACTATTGGACAAACCTTTAGTAATGAAATCAGGTGAAGTATTACAAGTAGCTGCTGGTCATGCAAATAGACTTATGCTTACAGCATCTTTATTAGAAATATCCTAATGAATTTAGTTAATATCCCATCCATCAATGTGGATGATGTCTGGAATCTAGTTAAAAAAGATATTAGCGAAGCTCTATCTTACTCAGGCAATCACACAGATGCAGACTTTGTGTATGATTGTGTTAAAGCAGATAAAATGCAGCTTTGGGTAGTTTGGGATAAAGACAAATCTACAACACTTGAAAAGTATTATGGAGTTGTGGTTACAGAAATAGTTAAAAGAAAATTAATACAATCTTGTAATATATTTATTGTTACAGGCAGACGCAGACAAAAGTGGCAACATTTAATAAGTGTATTAGAAAATTTTGCTTTAGAAAACAATTGCACCAACATGGAACTTTTTGCAAGAAAAGGTTGGGAAAAAATTATGGAACAATTTGATTATAAAAAAACTCATGTTGTTCTTGAAAAACAAATAATAAACAAAAAGGAAAAATAATATGTCATTTGGAGGAGGATCATCAGGTGGAGGATCAGTACAGAACCAATCAGTTCAACCATACGAACCAGCTAGACCAGCTTTAAATCAAATTATAGGTGAAGCTGGAAATTTATATAATCAAGGTGTGGGTGCTGCTGGATTTGTAGGTGCATCACAACAAACGACAGATGGATTAGCCCAACAAGAAGTTATGGCTAATGCGTCTAACACTCAGTTGGCTGACACTTTAGGTGGCAACTATTTGAATCCTTTTTTATCTCCAATGTTACAAGGTGCTGCTAACGATATTGCAACATCTGTTAATTCAGAATTTTCTGCTGCTGGAAGAACTCCAGGTAGTGCGATGAATCAACAACAAATTTTAGGTGGTATTACCGAAGCTGCTTTACCTTTTGCGTTTGAAGAATACGGAAAAGAACGAAGCAGACAATTAGCAATAGCTGGTTCTTCTCCAAGCTTAACACAAGTTGGTGGACAATTAGAAAATATTCAAAGACAACAAAACATGGCTCCATTCCAAGCACTACAACAATACAACAGTATTGTTAATCCTATTGCTACTGGACTACCAGTTCAACAATCTAGCACACAAACATCTGCTAACCCAGTAACTACTGCTATGGGTGGTGCATTAATTGGATCTAAATTTGGTTTTGAGGGTGCTTTAATGGGTGGTGGTTTAGGATTCTTAGGAGGATTATTATAATGGATAAAATAAATAAAATAATTTACGATTTAAAAGCAGACATAAACAACAACACATCTAAGTACATTATTATACTTAGTGGATTATTTGTTATTTCAATAATTTTATAATTTATGAACAACCTAAAACAATTTGCTGGACTCTTAAATGATGCAGCTCCTCAAGGTGAATTTTTAGCATACATCAATGAAGATGAATCTAAAATTCTTAAAGATTTTGGTGCAAAAGGTTTATTAACTCCTCAAGGTATTCCGTCATATAGAGGTGCTGGAGGTTATCAGGGTGGTAGCTCAAGCTCATCTAGTAGCAGTCCATCATCAAGTTCAAGTCCATCATCTGGTGGTGGTGGTGGTGGTGGTGGTGAAAGTAGTTCAGGTGCAGCACAAGCTAGAGCCAGAGCAGCAGAACAACAAGCAACAGCACAAAGAAATTTTCAAGCACAAGTAGCAGCAGCAGAACAAGCAGAAGCAGCTAGAGAAGCTACAATAGCAAATGCAGCAGCAAGTATAAACGCAGCAAAAGAAAGAGAAGCAGCTCAAGCTCAAGGTAGACCAATTGGTGGAGTAGATCCAGGGTTTCAAGAAGCATTAAAAGATCCAAATAATACAGGTGGGGTTGATGCAGAAAATGAATATTTAGCACCAGACATTGACCATTTTAAAGCTACTCAAAAAGCTATCAATGAAACTAATAAAGATTTAGGTGACTTAAATCAATCTGATTATAGTGATTATAGTAAAGAACAAAAAGATATTTACCAAGCAGAAATGAATAAACTAAAAGGTACAGAGGGTAAAAATTATTCTTTTTATGCTGGTAATGAGGGAACTATAAATCTTTCTTTTCAAGAAAATTTTAAAGATGTTGTAATTACTAATCCAGCTTTAAAACTTTCACCCACATTAAGATTTTTAGCTGCTACTGCAAAAACACTTCAACAAAATCAAACAACTGATTATGGCACAGGCAATTATGGTGGCACAGATTTTACTGGTGGTGGTAGTGGAGAAGCAGTAGATGGTGGTGGTTGGATTGGTAAAATTCTTAATAGTGATGGATCTGTTAATACAAATATTTCAGAAAATGAAGCTAATGATATTTATAAACAAGCACAAAATGACGTTAGCAATACTCAATCACAACCATCTATGGTTAATGATTATTTTTCAAATTTAAATAATACTAATCTTGGTATTAGTGAAAACTATTTAAACACTTACAACACAGCTAAATCTAAGATGGCTAACACTTTAAATATAACACCGAATACTCAACAGTATGGTTATGGCAATAGTTACAATGATAACTATTCCAGATCCATGAGTAACAGTAATGTTTTTTATAACTACTTAAACGAACAAGGACTAATATAATGATAGAAGATGAAGATAAGTTTAAAGGACTTTTATACTCACCAGAAGTTTTAGGTGGAATAGGATTATTAACTCAAGGGTTATCAGGTGCTGCTCCTAGTGCTGCTTTGCCAAGCCTTTTACAAGGTATGCAAACTTCATCACTATTTAAAAAACAAAAATCGGCAGATGAAAAACAAAAACTTATAGATCAATATAGCGATCAAGTTCCAGAATCAGATAAGGCACTTTTTAAAATTGCACCTGAAAAATATATAGCTGCTAAATTTAAAGACTCTAATTTTAATAGTAAAACTTTTACTAAAACAGGTAAAGAACCAATAGGAATTGATGTATCTACTGCTGCTGGAAAAGCTGAGGGTAGAGCTTTGTTAAAAGATGGATGGACTACAACTACTTTAAGTGTTCAAGCTGAAAGTGTTAAGGGATTAAACTCAAGAGGAACTAATACAAAACTTGAAAAAGAAATTGTAGATGCAAAAGGTTTAGCTGTTCCATTAGATGTAATGAAGAATCAATTTGAGCCAGGTTTTTTAACTTACAAAGGTGAGATAGGTGCTGGGTTTAGTCAAATCAGAGAAAAATTAGGATTAGGTAAAGATGATAGTTTGCAAAAATTTACAGGTAGAAGAAATCAATGGTTAGCTGCTAACAATCAATTCTTTAACAATTACAGAAAAGCAATTACTGGTGTAGCTGCTGGTGAAAAAGAAATTGGATATTTAAAACAATCAATTCCAAGTGATGATGATAGTGCTAGTGTGTATATGGCTAAACTTGACCAACAAATTCTTTTTAACAAAAAACTTATTGCAAGAAATGAACAAGCTGTTCAAGCTGGTATTACACCAGAAGTTGATGGCGATGGAAATGCTACTGGTAAATGGAAAGAATATTTACAAAGAGAAGAAAATAAAATTAAAGTTTCTAAAGGCGAAATTAGTAAAATAGCACAAGCTTATAGAGATGCTGGATTTAGTGAAAAAATATCTCAGTTTAAATTAATACAAGATTTTGGTGAAGAAACTTATAAACAATATTTTAATTTAATAAAATAATATTATGGCAAAACTTAGTATATTTGAGTCTTTAAAAGAAGATGAACTTAATAAAGTACAATCAGGTGCAGAACAATCTGTTGAACAAGATACCAACAAATTAAATCTTAGTGATTTTAAAGAAACAGATTCAACTGATATTTCTGGTGGACAAGTTATTGAAAACAACGCATCAGGTATAGAAAAAATTGTAGATGTACCAATCTCAGGTGCTGTTGGTGTTGGTAATGCTTTAACTTATTTAATGGATCTTCCTTTTTATGCTGGTCAAGTTATGAATTTTGCACAAGGAAAAACTTTAGAAGTTGCTGGAAAAGCATTTGGTTTTAATGAAAAAGATATTAATGAAATGGCAGCTCAAATGTTAATTGTTAAAAAAGGAGATATGAAATTTCCTGGAGAAGCAATAAGAGATAAAGTTTTAACTTATGAAAGTAAAACTAAACCTGGAGAAGTTGTAAAAACAATTGCAGAGTGGGCAGCTCCTGGTGGAATTATTGCAAAAGGTGCTAAGGCTAAAAAATTATTTGCTACAACTGGTGCAGTTAGTGGTAGTGTTAAAGAGGGTACTGAAGCTATTTTTGGTGAGGGTAGTGAGGGTGCTGCAACTGGTGTTGCTATTGGAACAAACTTAGTTTTAGATATAGCTGCATTAACAAAAGGTAATGCTTCACAAATTGCAAAAGATATTGTTCCAGTTACAGAAAGAATAATTAAGGAAGCTAAAAAAATTCAAAAAGATGCTAAGAAATATAAATTAATTGTAACAAGTGGAGAAGCAGTAGGTGCATCTGGTGCTGGTACAAATAAAATCCAAGCTTATGAGGGAACACTAGAAGCTTATATTACTGGTAATAAAGTTTTAGAAAAACATTGGGCATCAAGACCAGAAAAATTAAAAAACTATATTAATCTTTGGGCTAAAGATATGGGTTTAATTAGCAATAAAGAAACAAAAGTAACAAACATAGATCAAGTTGTAGATACTATGAAAAAGTCTGCTGCTAAATTAAATTCTAATAGAACTTTTTTATGGAAAGAATCTGGTGGTGCTAAATTAATTAATACTACATTTGATGCACAGACTGTTGATAACTTAGGTTCAGAAGTTTTAGAATTAGTTACCAAAAGTAATGATGCTCCAAGTAAAATAATGATTAAGACAGTTGAGGGTTATTCTAAAAGAATAAGAGATTCTAAAGGTAATGGAAAACAATTGTTTGATATTTATAAAGACATTAGAGATTCAATGATGAAATTGCAAAAAACTACAAGTCCATCAAATGCTTCTTTAAATGAAAATAAAATTTACAAAGGTATGTTTGAAAAAATTAAGGCAACCTTAGCAACAAATAAAGACTTTGGTAAAGCACAAAAAAAATATGAAAATTTTACAAAAGTTTATGCAGAGCCTTTAGACACTACAATCACAAAAGTATTTAAAGATTTAAAAAAAGGTAATTTATCAGAAGCAGATATTGTACCTAGAATGTATAAAATTTTAGCATCAGATTCAGTATCACCTAAAATGATTAAAAGATTTGCTACTGCCTGGAATAAAAGTGGCAACCCTGATACTTGGAAAAAAATTGTTTCTGGTTATTTTGAACAAGCATTTTTAAATCAATCAGATTCATTAAGTAATGGTCTAAATACTGGTATTGTTTTACATAAAGCAATTTTAGGTACTGGTGGACAAAGAGATAATTTTGCACAAATGTTATTTGAATTAGCTAAAGGTAAAAATAAAAATCTTACTTTAACAGATGTTAAACAATCAGTTAATTCTTTTGCTGCTGTTTTAAAAGCTACTGGTCAAAAAACTAATATTGGTTCACCTACTGCTCAAAGAGGAGAACAAGTAGTTAATATGAAAAAAAATCCAGTATCTGCTGTTTTAGATTTTGTAGGTGTAAATAGGGTTATTAAATATTTTGATGATTTAACTTTTTCACAAACTGCTGATGAATTATCAACAGCTATGGTATCTGACGATGGCATTGATGCTTTAATAAATCTTGCTCAAAACTGGAAAGATAAAAATGCTGCTGTTAAATATGTTAAAGCTTTAGTTGGTATTGAAACATTAGCAGAGGATGAATTTTAAATTATGACTTCTCAATCTGTAAAAAATTCTCAAGATATTATAAAATTACAGGGAGAGATAAAACTTATTAACAATAAATTAGATACAATCACACACAACCACTTACACCATTTGGACTTAGAGATTAAAAATATTAAGAAAATTGCATGGGTAATTCTAACCATAAGTCTAAGCAGTCTATTAAGCCTGGTATCAAGCCTACTAAATTAAATCGTAGTTTAAAAGGAGTTGTTTCGGAATATCAATGTTGTGTTGATTTTTCTAAACAAGGAAAATGGGTCTTTAAAGCCATTGATCCACAATCTCCATGCGATCTAATTACTTTAGATGTTGATGGTAAAATTGATCTGATAGACGTTAAAACAAATACTTATAGAAAAAACGTCAAATCTTATAGACGTAAAATTTGGCGAATACCTACTGCCAAGCAAAAGAAATTAGGAATCAAAATTTTAATGGTAGATCATGGAAATGATTAAGGAGCTTTACTGTGAACTTTTCAGAATTATTCAAAAAAAATATTATTTTTATACCAGTTGTAGCATCAATTGTGGTGGGTTCATTTACTGGCGTTAGATACATTGTATCTTTAACTGAAACTATTAATAAAAATAAAACTGAAATTTTAATAATTAACGATACTCATTTAAAAAATTTTAAAGGTTACATAGCAAGACTTAGTGAAAATCAACAACATCTATTATTAAATATAGAGAAAAACAAAGGTAATAGAATTGTTACTGATGACAAAATGAAAATGCTTGAAGAAAAAATCAAGCAGCTAGAAATAGATTTTAAAAATTTTTTAATACAGAAAAGTAATTAATATGGAGATAGCCAAGATGAATTATTATTTTACAGGCATTTTAATTCTAATGTTTTTAGGTCTTACTTTGTGTGTTTCACCAATAGGTTATTAAATGAAAATATCAGAAAACACAGCAGTAAGTATGCCAGTCAAAAATATGATTGGGGTAATTTCTGTAGTTATTATGGGAGTGTTCGCCTACACAGAAGTTACTGCCAGACTTACTTCATTAGAAACTTCAAGAGAATTGATGAACTCTGATTTATTAAAAAAGTCTGAACAGACAACTACAGACAGTGAACAGTTTATGCTTTTAGAAGATTTATATAAGTCTACAGAAAAATTAGAAACAAGAATTGATAATATGATGCACAACAAAATCAATATAGAATTTTTAAAAAAACAAACTGAAAAACTTTTAGAAGATGTAGAAAAATTAAAAGATAAAGTAAGACAAAATGGTAATGGTAGCCACTAATGATTGAAGTGGTTGTAGCATTATTAATGATTGTAAATGGAGAGATCAAAGAACATAGAATACAAGAATCCATGTCACATTGTTTAAAGGGTAAAAGAATAGCCAACAGAGTTTATAATGCCAATGTTGAATATCAATGTATTAAATCTAAAGCAGAAACAGAAATTTATGTTGGTAAAAAATCTATACTAAAACTTATTTTAGAATAAAGGAAAAGAAAAATGAAACTATCAAAAAACTTTAGCCTTGCAGAATTAACTAAAAGCCAAGTGGCTGAACGATCTGGGTTAGACAATAATCCATCACAAGCAGAAATAGAAAATTTAAGATTGCTATGTGAGAGAGTTTTACAACCCACTAGAGATCATTTCCAGCAAGTAGTTTCGGTTAGCAGTGGATTTCGTAATATAATTTTGAATCGTAAATTGGGCAGTAAAGATAACAGCGACCATGTCAAAGCTTGGGCTGCTGATTTTGAAATATATGGCATAGACAACAATGTTGTTAGTGATTGGATTAAAGAAAACCTAATGTTTAAACAATTGATACTTGAACATTATAAGCCTGGAGATCCTAACTCAGGTTGGATTCATGTCAGTTACTCACCAGAAATTAGTGACAATAAAAAAGAATATTTAATGGCTATCAAAGTAGATGGCAAAACTCAATACAAACAAATAAATTTATCAACAGATAGGTATGTAAAATGATACAATTTTTAAGCTTATTAAAAAATCCTTTAGTAAAAATGGGGATCAATAAAATTTCTAGCCATTTTCAACATAAGGCAGAAAAGACTAAAATTATAAGAGCAGCAGAAATAGAAGCTGCCAAAACAATTTCAGTAGAGCAAATCAAACAACAAGAAAACTCATTAAAAGATGAATGGTTAGTTTTATTTTTTACAATATTAATGGCTTGTCATTTTATTCCATACACACAAAACGCAATGCAAAGAGGTTGGGAAATTTTAGAATATGCTGACCCAATGTTTTGGTACATTATTTTGACAATTGTTGGAGCATCATTTGGAGTAACTACAATGAATAAAATGAAGAAAAAATAAATGAACTTTGTTTTGGTAATGTTAATTTGTAGTGGTTTGCCAGGCAACCAATGTAAGCCTTTACCTACACCTATTGTAGAATTTAAAAATTATCATAACTGCATTTACTATGCTTATGATTATTCAAGTAAATTATTAAAAGATATGAGTCCAGATTTTGTAAATCATTATGAAGCCTTTACTACATTTGACTGTAAAGAAACATCTAAGGTTACCACATAATGAAAAACAAAGCCTGGAAGAAACCAGATCAAATTATTTCACTTGGAGAATGTAGAATTTGTAACAAAGAAATTACGAATGATATGAACTTCCTATCTTTTGCAGATGAAACTAGATCCCACATAACTTGCGATAAAAAAGAATACTTTAAAAAATTAATAGAAAAGGACAAATAGATTATGGCATTAACTGCAAGACAGAAAACAACTTTAAAAAAACATAGTGTGCATCACACAAAAAAGCACATGAAAGATATGAAAACATCTATGGCCAAAGGTATTAGTTTTACTAAGGCTCATAAGATTGCACTTAAAAAGGGTAAAAGATAATGGCAAAAGCAAAAGGTTTATATGCCAACATTCATGCTAAGCGAAAAAGAATTAAAGCTGGTAGTGGTGAAACAATGAAACGACCTGGAGCTAAAGGTTTTCCCACAGCAGCAAATTTTAAGAGAGCAGCTAAGACTGCTAAGAAAGTTAAGAAAACAAAAAGAAAGTAACAAAATCGGTTTGATCTTTTCAGATCAGTTGTCAGTCATTTGGCTTTCAGGGGTAGTGGTGGGTAAAGAATTTTAGTGGTATAAAAAGTACATTGTGTTATCGTTTTAGATACATGAGTTATGTAAATGAGATGAAAACAAATATGAAAAATATACTGTGATTATACTTTTTTGTAAAAGACTAGGTATAGGTAGGTTTTTAGGGTGGGCAACTTGATTAACAGTCAACTGCTCTACCAACTGAGCTACCGAGGAATATTAAAAGTGTTTATATATATAGCCGAATTGAATCGCAAGATTTTTTTCGGCTCTTTTTTTGTGACTATAATATTCATTTTAAAGGGAAAAAATAATTTTAATTACAAAAGTTATACCAAAATTATACCGAATCGGTTCTCACAATTTCATATTTTTTTTATATCACCTGGAACTAAGGGTAAAATGATTGCAGTATATGAACAAATGACTGTTGTAATCTACTTAATCTCAGGTATAACTTATGTAATATATAACGTCAATAAACATAGGAGAGAGAATATGTCAGCAAAAACAAAAATATACATTAGCAAAAGTACAGCAGTAAGTTTTAAACAAATAGCAAGTATGTTTGAAACCATAAAAAAAGATGTAAATGGTAAAGTTTATTTTACAGTTGAAGATACAAATAAATTAAGTCCTTATGCAATGGAGTTAATGTGTCTAATAAATGAAAAAATTGGTCTTAAAGTTTTAATTAAAACTAACCCTATATATCCTAATCCAGTTGATGAGCTGGAAGAATGTAAAAAAGAAAATGAGCTAAACTATTATGGAAAGAATTTGAATCTGAATTAAAACAAAAGGGAGAGCATAATGTCTAAAGAAAAACTACAATATAATAATATCACACCAGTACAAGTTAGAGGTCAGACTAAGTATCGTTTTCAGTACAAGGGTGCTGATAATAAAATCAAGTTTATTACAAGGGGTAAGAGAAAAAATCTTACTCCTATTGTAGTAAAGAAAGTTGAAACTGATGGTTTTAAAATTACTGACTTTAGCTATTGGAGTATAGATGAAGCTCACCAACTATGGTATGATCGTCTAATAAAGAAGAATGCAGCTTATAACAAGCCCTCAGAGAGCTGTATAAGGGATTATAATAGCATGGCTACCTTTCATATCTTGCCATACTTTTATAACCAGGATGCCAGGTTAATTGACAAAGATTCCATTAAATCATTTGTTAAATTTTTAGAAAAAAAGGAAGCAATTAATGCTAAGACATTATCTAAAGTGTTTAATGTTCTGAGTGCTATCTTAGATGCTTCTGCTGCTAAAGGAAAGTTGGCTAGGAATGTATGTAAAGATATGGATTATCTTTATGACATTGTGATTGAAAAGCGTAAGTTTGATAAGTTAGATTTTGAGGTCTGGTCATTGGACAGAATGATTGATCTTATTAATCATACTAAGAGAGCTGATATAAAATTAATGTTTTTATTGATGCTTGAAACTGCTTGTAGGCCTAGTGAGATTAGAGGTTTGAATAGATCACATCTAAGGTTTAAATCTAACTCTCCATACTTATCAATTTCTAATGCAGTTAAAAGAAATGGGAGTCTTGGTTTAACTAAAAACAAAAAGGTAAGGGATCTAGTTATTTCATCTAGTTTAAAAGATAAGATTCAAGATCATCTAAACCAATTACCAGAAACTCAAGATAGTTTGTTCCTAGAGAAAAATGGTAAATATGTAAGGCTAGAAACTCTTATAAAGCACTTAGACAAGGCAACAAAGAGTTTTGGGGAAGAACTACCCATCAATCGTAAGTGCTATACTTTCAGACATTTTATGGCAACATACTGGGCATGGAAAAAGAAGTACACAGATCCTCAAGACCTGGCTGATGCTCTTGGTGATGATAGTGTAGATTTTGTTAGAAGAACTTACATCAAGCCTTATGCTAATACTGAAATGGAAAAAGGAAGAAGCGATTGGCAAAACCAACAGTTTAATAACTAATTATTTATACCAATACTTTTCGTAGTTCTCTGAGTTGTAGGGAACTACCTCCCAAATATCTTTTCTTTTAAATGATCTCTTACCCCAATCCAGAGCTTCTGCTTCTGTTGCAAAAATCTGATTGCTATAACTTCTAAATTTATCTTTGGGTTTAAATATAATAAAAAACATTTTTAAAAAAGGAAGTAGGAGATGACTAAAAAACCTACTTCCTTAATACACAAAAGTGGATGGTTACAAAGCACCCACAACCACTTACACCATTAAAGAATAATGATGTAATAAGCACTTATTAAAGCTCAGATGATAGGGAGCAATCTCTATCTTTAGAACTATTAATTGGTGGCTCATATTGACCAACTAATTTTGTATAGAGGTTTTTAAGCTCTGTATTAAATGATGGATATAATCTTAATTGATAGATGTTGGTAAATTGCTCAATCTCCATATTAAAAAAACAACACACTTGAAATGTCTTGTAAAGGGAAAGAGTATTTTTCCCATGCTCAAATTTTTGAATTTGTTGGAAGCTGCAATCTAATACTTTGGCTAATTGCGTTTGAGTACATGGTTTATTAACTTGAATTGTATCTATAATATTTCCAGCTTTATCATATAATAATTTTTGTATTTTTCTGGAAGCTCTTGCTTGTCTTAATCTTTTACCAATCTCAATATCTATTTCTTTTTGAAGCTCACTTTTGATCGCTGATTTATATGGTCTTGTCATTTCTCTCCTTATTTTGGGCAGACTCCTAGCCTGTAATATTTTACAACTTTTAAGTTAGTTAGTAATTAAAGCTGAGTGAACTTGAAAGTAGCATCGCCATTTTCAACTAACACTATTTGTCGAAAAGTTTTTACATAAGATTTAAAAGCTTTAAGTGAATGAACGCATTGACCTGTGTTTTCTTTTGGTTTTTGCATAATCTCACCATGAAGTTTTTGAAGCTTAGCATATCTTCTCAACAAACTATTACTCCTTGCCATCCTGATCTGTCCTATTGTTAAGTTTAATCACAGATTTTTCTAATTTAATTTCTGTGACTTTAAGCTCAGCATTATCGCTGACATCTGATTTGGCAGCAATTTCTGCCGATTCAAATTCTTCTTTAGTTTGAAAACTTGCTTCAAAAAAACTTTCTTTAATAACCTTGCTCATCTTCTGAACTCCATTGTTGAATACTCTCTGTTAAAACTAAGATTGGGTATCTGACTAATTTGTTTTTTAGATAATCTAATTTTACGATGAGCTGCTAAACCTTTTGAGATTAAACCTAACTTAAAAAGTTCGGCACATATTGCACCAGCTCTAGCTCTGCTGAATCCAAATTTCTCTGCTATCTCTTTATAAGTTGGGCTGAATTTATATTGTTTAATAAATGTTGATATAAAATCTAAGCAATCGTATTTGATCTTGCTTAAATATATATGATCGTTTTCTTTATTATCTTCCATCTTTATCCTTATCAAATAAATTAGTGATGTTAGGTTTAGTTACATAGTCAGGTGCTTTTTGTTTTGGACTACCTAATCCTTGCAATTGAAGTTCTAGTTTTGCTGAATACCAATTAGCTTTTTTTACATCCATCAAACAAGCTTCTGTTGTACTGCCATGTTTCGCACCAAACCTCATTGTGTATTTCAAAATTTGAGATCGTAGGAAACCAACTACCTCTAAACTGGATAGTTGGCTTACTATTGCATCGTAAGTCTGAATACTTTTTTTATAGTGATTTGGGTTTTCGCTTTCAGCCATTAAAAGGGT